TGTACCATTATCAAATAGTATATCTTCCAATATTACCCCATCTTTACCAAACCTAGATTTTAAAATAGCTAAAGTTGCCCTTCCTTCTTCTTTTTGTTCTAATGTTTTTGCGACCGATAAAATAAAGTGACCTATTTGTCCTTTTTTGATTGATCCTCCGATCATGTCCGCTTCTACTACATTAGCACCAATAGAACTTCTATTACCTTGTACTGCCGTCCATCCTACAACATTTAATTCAGAAATCATGGTCTCGAATTGTCTCATAACATTTCCTTCTCCAGTCCATTCATCTTTAAATTGTTTTGTAGGTGAAACACAATCCATGTAATCTATAAAAACAATATCTGGTTTGGTACCATTTGAACTTAACTTCCTGAGATACTGTTTAATGTGTGGTATTGTTGTCCCATCACTCGGCATCTTTTTCAAAATCAAATTACCTTCCTTACTTTTAAATTTTGGTAAAATGTTTTTAATTTTATCTCTGTTTTCAGTTAATTCATTAAGTGGTACTTCAGTCCAACATGTAATATGTTTTCTCTGAATTACCTTGGGGTTATCCTCAAAAAAGATTTGTACTACATTATAACCTAAATTATATGCAGTATTTGCCATTTTAGTTATTAATGTTGTTTTACCAACACCAAAAGGTGCTAAAATAACTCCTAACTCTCCTTTAGATAAACCACCATCCATTAAATTATCAATACCAACCATTCCTGTGGGTATGGGATTTCTAAAATCCTCACATAACACATCATCGATGGCATGAAATACATCTATACCCGCATCTTTTTCTGTACCTACGGCTAAAGCATCTTTTAATATTTCTTCACATTCTTCATATCTATCAAAATCTCCCGCATCTAAAATCTTTTGTATTTTAGTATTTGCTTTTTTAAGTTCTTGTTGTTTACAAAACTTAATAGCTACTTCTTGAGTGTGTAGACAATCTTTATGATCCGTATTCTTCACTTCTTTAATCATAGTAATTGCAGACTCTCTGGCGATTTCTCGTTTAATGTCTACTTTTATTAATTGAAAGAGTGTTTCGTATGTAGGTATAGATTCATACTTTTCAAAGTAATCTTTTAGTGAAGCAATTATAATTCTCAGATACTCATTATCAAAATATAATGGTTCAATAATGTCCATTATTTCTTCTGAAAATTTTGTGTCTTCGATTAATTGTTTGACTAATCTTATTTGAAAACTATATCCTAAATATCCTAAATTTGTTCTTTTATCCTTAGTCATTTTTATTAAAATGTGGGTTTAAATATAAATATCTCTTAAAGCGCGTAACCTTCATATTCACGCGTATAATTTTTTAAAGTTAATCCATTTTGTATGGTTGAAATTATCTCCGGAATAATGGAACGAATGTCAACATCATATCTAACTTTTGGTGGGAAATCATTACCACTAAAAAATGTTTGTGCAACTACCCTTCCTTTAACCTTTATTTGGAAAGTGAAGATGTCTTCGTTCTCATAAATATTCTTTTTCTCATCCTTCTCCAAAGGTGGTTGAGTTATATACGGATTATAATATCTATATAGATAATCACAACTTCTTCTCTTAAATTGTTCTTTAATCACATATACTGCATCATCTATAGTTTCTTTTAATTCTAAAGATCGTAAACTATGTACATTAAAACCTTTAATTTGGAAATTTCTTCCGACTATAGGTTTATTATTAATCAATAATAAAAATTCATAAGGGAGATTTTCATAATTCTTTTTCATAACTTTTTAATTTGCGTTTTTACTAAAATAACTTTTTTCTTTTTTAATAATTCTAAGAAATGGTCTTAAAAAATTTATATAACCATCTCTACCCCCAGGTATCGCCATTGTTAACCCATCTTCTACCATCATTTTAATAACATTTTTTGTTGTCCTATCTTCCGGATCAATAGGAGTTTCAAATAAGTCATCTAAATATGTTTTAGAAGATTCGGTTAATAATGGTTTTTTTAAATCAATAATTTTATCGTTAATATTATAGATATCCTCCCCTTGAATACCTACAGTAACTTTATTGATTATGTTGTCTAATGTTTTCAATCTTGTCTTTCTTTCGCTTTGTATTATTTCAATTTTACTAAATATATCTTCCAATGTCAAAGATTGTAGGGTAAATTCGGGAAAATATTTTATTAAAGTTTTTTCACTCACCCCTTTTATACCTTTAATGTTGTCACTGTTGTCACCAGAGAGGATTTTTAATAGTTTTATATTACTATAATGATGGTTAAAATTTTCATTATAATTTTTAATAGTTACTATTTTTCTTAAATTTATTACATATACACCAATACGTTCATGTAATAATTGTAACATATCTCTATCATTAGTGACTATGACTATTTTTTCATCATCTTTAATTTTGGAACAATAATACGCAATTCCATCATCTGCTTCAATAATTTCATCTTGAAATTGTCGAATAAATAGTTCTTCACAATATTGGATTACTCTTTCTTTTTGAATGTATAATTCGGGTTCCGAAGGTGGTTGTTGAGTATAGAAATCTTTGTCTCTGTTGGATTTATAATCTTTATAGATGTCATACCTTAACCTACCACTAAATATCCCATCCCAGAAGACAAAAACCCTATCATAACGATGTTCATTAATACACTTCCTTAACATAGTTAGGAATTGAAAAATACCGCCTATATGGGTTTCTTTATAGTAAAGATTTTTCGCTCCATGATAGGCGGTTTTTAATAATGAATCACCATCTACTAATAGGGTGGTTGTATATTTTTTTCTTTTAGTTGGTCTGGACACTTCTCATATTGATTCTAAAAATTAAACAATAGTTATTGATCGGCGTATTCCACTGGTGATTCTATAGTATCTCCTTCTTCAATAGAAAAATCTACTTCTTCACCAACACTGTCAAATACTTGTGACCAATATTCTTTATAATCTGATTTATAAGAATCAATAGACTTCTTATCATCTTCTATGAACCCATGTGTGGTAGCTAATATTCTACAATCAGCATAACCTAATCCGTTCATATGATTTTTATGTATACCTACCTTAGTCCTTACTGCAAAGTTTACTTTTCTACCTTTGTTAGTCGCATTTAATTTAGATACACCTGAACTTTTCTGATTACCAAATAGAAATACTAACGCACAAGATAAGTAAATTGATTGTCCTCCTTTAGGTTGGATTCTTGGTTGACTAAAAGGATTATCAGGTAATTCTACCCAAGGTTGGTTAACAAATACCATAGTATTAGTATAAGGAGCACTTTCTTTACGAGAAGATGTAATTCTTTGTGCCATACCCATACCCCATTTTTCAGAAATAATACGAGCGGTATGTTGATTACCACCTTTACCTTCAAAACTCATTTTACAAGGAATTGTTCCTATAGAGTCCCATAAAAATACAATATCATGAGGTATATCCCCATTTTTTTGTGCATCTAATATTTCAGTAACATAATCAAATGCTTGTTCTATGTATTCGAATCCCAACCTATATAATAGAAATCCATCCCAAAATGCTTCGATTTCTCCTGTACTTTCATCTACTTCTTCAACATATTCAGTTTCTAATCCCATTTGTTTAGCATGTTCAAAACTAAATTTCTGTTCGGTAATAATAAAAACAGGCAGTATTCCTTTCTTTTGTGCATCTACTGCGGTTTGGATTAAAGCGGTAGTTTTACCAGTATCAGAATGACCCAATAACATATTAATTTGACCCATTGCTGGTCCTGGTATTCCTGTCGCTTTTTGGAAAGATTCCCCTAGATCAAAGTATTTTTGTTCTTTATACTTATCACTAGAAGAAAAACGTTTCCGGATACTAGAAAAATCAGTTGATTTCTTTTTTAGAGGTTTTTTTGCCATAATGCTTAAAATGGTAAGTCGTCAGTTTCTTCATTATCAAGTGGAGTTACATCTACACTATCATCTGTAGTGTCTACAGTAGAAGTAGTAGTAACATCATCCTTCAATAAATTTATTTCATCTTCCAATGAAGCGGTTTCTGATTCTTCTCTTTCTTCTTCCGCAACATACTTACTTTGTTCTGAATCCCAAATAGGAGTCATATTTTTTGCAACTATCTCTAAATATTCAGGAGATTTTTTGGCGTAAACATCTCTAAATGTTTCTTCGTTGTTAAACCACTCGTTAGCTTTGGTGGTATCTTCAGTTAATAGAGTTACATCGTCACACATAATAGAAGTCACAACGCTCCATCCTTTCTCATTTCGATTAGTAGTAATAATAATATCTCTACCTTCTCTAGCATCAGTGATATCACCTTTTAGTTTAAACAAAGGCATTAACTTATCCATAACACCATCACCAGTGTATTTATGTTTAAATCTCCAAAATTTAACACCATGATCTTCGTTATCTCTATCTATACCTTTTACTACATAAAATTTACGAGGAGTATATTCTCTCGCCATTTCTTTGGCTTTCTTACTACCCTCCATTAATAAAGCTTCTTTAGCTTCATAAATTGGGCAATCTTCACCATCATTTAATTTACTACAGTAAATTTTTTCATATTTACCATTAACTTGTCTTTCGTAAAAATATACTTCTTGAAAAGGAGAAGTACCATCTTTTCCAGGTAAAATCCTAAAAGTTCTAGTAGCACTTTTAACTCCTTTTTGTAGTTTTTCTGTGAAATACTTTTTTAATCTGTCCTCGTTGGAGATTCTACTTCCTTTTGTACTTTTTTCAGTATTTTTCTCATACTGAGATAGTATTGCGTCTAAAGCTTTACTCATTTTTCTAATTTTTTATGATTAATTAATTTAATTATTTAAATATAAGGTACTTTTTTATAAAAGTCAATATAAAAAAAAACCTATAATGGTTAAATTTACACATTATAGGTCAATTAGTCAAATTAAAAAAATAAGTTTATTCTGTTTCATCATTTGCATCATAATCAAATGATTGCTGTACTTCAGTTTTACTATAATCGTTTACGTCTTTTTGAGTAATTATATATTCTTCTTTTTCTTCACTACCTACATCATAACCTTCTTGATCTTTCCAAAAATCAGTTAAAGATACACTATAAGGGAATGAATCCATTGATCTCATTTCTAATTGTTCTACAGGAGTTGGGTTTCTCTCCTCTATTTCTTTTTCTAACTCATCTATTTTATCAATAACTTGATCCATTCCAGATACTTGACCTTCTAAATCATTGAATTTTCCTAATAATTCATCCATTTTTGATGTTAAAGCATTAATTTCATTTCTTGTTTCTTCTGCTTTATCCACAATATCGGTAACATGGATCAGTCTCACCTACTTCTTCAGTTTCTTCAGTATCTACTTCTATTTCTTCACCTTCCTCTTCGGTTGCAAATGGATCTTCCGCAAATGGATCATCTCCCTCGTCCCCAACAGGATCTTGTTCATTTAATTCTTCTGCGGCACCCAATAATAAGTTTTCAACTTCATCATTCGGGTTAGTAATATCATCTTCCATATAGAAAGTATATTCTAATAACTGTATATGCCTCTTAAGCTCCTCTTTTAATAAATTATCGTTTCCCATTTTTTTTAAATTAATAATTGTCTACCATCTGTAGTTTTATAAACTTTAGTAACTCTTTCTACAATTTCTTTTCCATCATTGATAAAGCACTCTTCACCTACACACTCCTTCTCCTTTTTTTCATTTAAGAAATCATCCAATTTATCTTCTAAATTTTGTTTTTCCTTTTTTTCTTTTTTATTTTCCATATCAATGTCTTTAATTATAAATATTCTATTATTCAGAAAAATTACGATTAATGTCCATTATTACTAAATTTCCATTTTTTACAATTAACATTTTTCCTTGATATTTATCCCAATCTATTTCATGTTCTTTATAATTAATATTCCCTTTTTCTAAACCTACTTCAGATTCAATTAACTTATTCAGGGCATTAATTGTGTAAAAACATTCTCCTTTTTTATGTACTATAATAGTAGTAGGGAAAAAGGATTTTGTATTGATTTTTTTTCCATCTTTTAAATAAACCCTAAATGTTAATATTTGTTTATCCTGTTCTTCTTCTGATATGTAGATGAAAATTTTATCTTCGGGGGTTCTAAACCTTTTTTGTAGATATTTTTTGATACTTTCTACTTTATCATTAAGGACAAACGAAGCTAGGGTTATTATCTTCACTGCATTCTCCATATCTATAAATGTAAGGTAGTATTTTATTATTTTTGTTAGTTTTTGTTATTATACTCTTACATTTATTAAATACTTGATTTCTGATTAAAAGGCTATCAGTTAATTGGTTGATTTTATTAATTATTTTTTGTTTTTTAATACCTATTAATTCCATAATATTTAAATCAACACCAAAAACGATGTTTTCATTATAAATATATAACATATTATTGTCACTTATATATGAAATTGATTTATTAAAACTATTAATTTTATTAATAATTTTTTTGATTTTACTCTTTTTATCATGAATAGGATCAATATATACATAATTTAAATGATTCCCTATATTACTATAACATAGATTTTTAAATCTTATAATATCTTCCTCATATTCAACTTTTCTTTCTTTTGGTGTGAATGTCCAACATAAATTTTCTTTTATTTGTTTATGTAAAATAGACGCTTCGGATATAATATCCTTAGTAATATCCCACCCTATTATTATTGTGGGTAAATTAGGTATAATATCTTCTATAGTAGTAGATACTTTAAATTCTTTTTCGAATTCTATGGGTTGGTGTGTAACTATATTTCCAATAATCATAATTACAAATATAAGAATTTTTTTTTAAAAAGTTAATACCTACGGTCTATCATACGATATTAAAGGTTTATTTTTATAGGAAAATGCTGTTAAAACTTTCTCAAATTT